CTATCGCCATTTCGGCAGGCGCGGCGGCGCGTTCGCCTGAATCTCGTGCAGCGGCGCATGAGACCCGAGCAGCTTCTTCAGCTTCTTCTCCTCCGCCGGGCCAATCCCAAACTTGCGGCAATGCTCGGCAACATCATGTTCCCGGGGTCCGGGAATACGAACTTGGCGATTGCTCATGCTCTTCATGTTCGTTTCCTCCTTGCAAAGGATAACAAACAGGCGCCAATTTTGTTCGTTAGCAAAGTCTAATTTTAACAAGGCGGGGAAGACGGCAATATATCCGCCTGCTCACGCCGTTTTTGCTACCTTCGACTTGCCGGCATTCGACGTTGATCGCCAGGCGCAAGAGAGCGCAAAGCTTGGCGCACCGCTCAGCTGATCTTCAGCCAATGCCTGAGCGCCGCCACCGCGCCATCGCTGGCATAGGCAATAATCCCGCCGGTCGTCAGCCCGGCGAAGGCGATCAACCCTGAAATGCCGTAGCCGATCGATTTCATCCGTTTCCATTCTTCCAGGGCCGGGCCGACCGTCTCCTGGTTCCTTTCGACGGTTTCCTTGAGCGTCCTCATCTCGGCGCGGATCTGCTCATCCGCTCCGCCGCTGATCGCCACCCTCGTGTCGAGATGGGCGATCTGCCTCGCCTGTTCGTCGAGCCGCTTGTGGATCACCGCACGGCCGTCATGCGCGTTGGCCTTTTCGTCGGCCATCTCCTGGCGCAGCAGCGCGACGTTTTCCTCGATGCCGGTCAGCCTTCCCTCCACGCGCCCGAGGGCGCGCAGGATATCGTCATTGGATGTCATGGCATCACGCACTTTCAAAACAGCCGATATCGTTGCCCCCCTGCGGCACTGCGTTTCCGAACAGATCTCTGGGTCCGGGGTCAATGCCATAGAGGCTATTGATGTTCTGACCGCCATTGCGGCAGACGGATGCGCCCTGGGTCTTGTAAGATCCAAGGGCGAGAGGATCGAAACCGCCGATATTTCCAACTGGGAGAGGTCCGACCAGCGATGGATTGGCGGCCTTGAAGCTTGCCGATCCGGCAACGGTTTCCTGAGTGGGGTATGCCGTCCGCCAGTTGGAGAACGTCGTATAGGTGGCCGAGCCCCACTTGAGAGAGGTCGAGGGCGAGGAATAGCAATTGCCGATACAAAGGTAGGCCGGCGTCAGGCTGGTCGAGGAGTTGATGACCTTCGAGCCGGTGCCCGTCATATAGACGATATTGTTCGCAAAATAGCTGACGGAGAATTGATTGGGGTTGCTGAAGAGATAGAACCCGTTTGCGGAGGCCAGGCCATTGTAGATCGTGTTGTTGTGGATGTTGTTGTTCGGCGCGGCGCGGCTGCTTTCGGCAGTGCCGACAAGGACGCCGCCTTTCGATGCCGGCGCCTGGGTGCCGTCGTTCTCACTGATGTTGAAACGGATGGTGTTGCCGCTGAGGTCTTTGATGGTGGCATCGGAAAACTGGTAAATCTGATAGCCGGAGCCATAATTGTCGTGGCTGTAGCAATACTGGACGGTGCAGCCCTGGCAGCCGCCATCGATGTCGAATCCACCGCCATCTGAGGTTCCAACGCCAGTCTTGTTGTGGTGGCTTTCACAGAACTGGATGGTCGAATTCAGGCATTCATAGAACCAGATGCCAACCGGTCCTGAGGCGTAAGTGTTGTTCGCCCCGTTGTTGTAAGCTTCGCAATATTCCACCAACGCTCCCGAGCACTGCCCGAGGAGGATACCGCTGCCGGAATGGGAGACGGTGATGCCGGCCGTGCCTGTGTTGTTGTAGACCTTGCAGTTGCGAATGACTGGGCTGGTGTGGCTGACCGGATTGGCGGCCAGACCGTAAAGGCCCTGGATGGTGATGCCATTGCCGGTGTAATCCGTGGCGTTGCCGGTGCAGTCGTGGACGAGGCAACCGTCGATCAGCAGGCCGTCGAAGCCTGATGCCGAGGTCGCCGCATAGGCATTGTCGCCGGTGTAGACAGCGATGCCGTCAACGCCATAGCCGGAGATGTCCAGACGCAGCAGCGAAACGCCGCTGAGCTTGGCATTCCCGAGTAGGTCGTTGACGAGGTGGCAGCCTGTCGCCGTGCTCACCGTCTGTCCGGTACCGACGAAGATGAGGTCTCGGACGGTGACATGGTGCGGGTTGAGAGCGTCGAGTCCCCTGTTCGAGTTGAGGCTGGCCTGGATGGTGGCGTTGCCGGTGCCATAGGAGCCGAATATGGTCGTCTGTCCCGGCGCACCGAAATGCTGGCCTTCCCGCAACATCAGGCTGCCGCTGAAGGTCACGCCACCCTTGAAGAGGACCTGCGAGCCGGCAGGGATGGTGGCGGCGTTGACCTTGCCCAGGGTCTGCCAGGCCGTCGTCGGACTAAGCCCGTCGCTGGAGTCGGAACCTGCCGGGTCTACATAATAGATAGGCGCCGGCGCCAGCGCGGCGCTTCTCATCGGAATGCCGATGCCGCAATCCAAACCTATTCTCATGGGCGCGCTCCAAACTTTGTCTTGAGGTCGTCGTAGAATTTCACGCTGCGCTCCTGGCGGGCGTTGGCGCGGTCGAGCGCCTGACGCTCGCGGGCAAGGATCGCAATCAGCGGCTCGCCTTCGCGCACGGGCGCATGCCCTTCCTGTTTTCTGAGATCCTCCGGTAGCGGCGGCAGCACGATGCCGGCCGCGGCCTGTCCTCTGGCGACTGCCGCACTGCTCAGGCGCTCAGTGGCGGAGCAGCCAGTCACGATCAGCAGCAGTGACAGCGCAGGCACGGTTCTTTTGCGAAAGCTCGAGTTCATAGGATCGGATCTCGTTTTCCAGTGTGTTTCTGGCGGCCTGCTGGGCGTCCTCGGCGGCGGCGAGGCGCCTGCGGTGCTCTTCGCCGGCGGCAGCCGCCGCGTTGCGCTGGCGCTCCATCTCGGCCGCCTCGGCTTCGGCCGCAGTTTTTTCGGAAAGGAGGACGTAGCCCGCGCGCGCCTGGCGCGCCGCCGAGGGGTAGCCGATCGAGACGGCATAGAGGTGGTAAATGACGAGGCCGGCGGCGATGCCGGCGCCCATTTTGAGCGTGTCGAGAAGGCCGAGCATCATGCGCCCTCCAGGCAGAAGGCGCGTTCCTTCTGCCGCCGGCGCGTCAGGCCGGGAAAGGTGATGCCGGCGGCGCGGTTCCATTTGAGGAGTGCCTCGCAGCCCTCGGCCGCCCTGCCCTGATTGATGAGACGAACGACGCTCGATTTGCACGCAGCACCGACGCCGACATTGTAGGCGAACGAGGTCAGCGCCACGAAGCGCGAATCCGGAAGCGGCACCGTCACGCACTGCTCTATGCCGCTGGCATACCGCTGCAACTCGAGCGAAAGCAGCGCCTTGCACTGCTCGATCGTCTTGTAATCGCCGGGCTTCACACCATTGGTGCTGCCGTAGCAGATCGTCCAAGGCTGGCCTTGAGTGGCCGGATCGGGATAGGCGTGCTGCCGAAGCCCTTCGAACGAGCCGACTAACGCGACGGCCATGGCGGCTGCGGCGCTACCTTTCTGCAGGCGGTTTGCCATTCGATTCTCCTGAAATGTTCTGCTGGACGAAAACGCGCGCGACGATCGCCGCCGCAGCGAAGAGCCCCGATGCGGTGGACATGGCGAGCTGGATGTAGAGATTGCCGGGGACCCAGGTCGCGGCGACGAAATTGATGACGGGCTCGAGGACGATGAAGAGCAGAGCGAGCACCATGAGGCGAACGCTCCAGGCGCGCCTCAGCACGGCGCGCCAGTTATGGACGAGCATGGGTCGGCTCCGGTTTTTGGGCGTGGCAAAACACCCGGCTCGAAGGAGGCGGGCGATCAGTTCCAATTTTTCAGTAAGACGCTTTCAGTGAACGCGATCAGCTGGTCGGATAGATCCGATCACGGAGTCTGAATATCGGCTGCTCGATGTACTTATATGATAAAGCGGCGAGCAACAGCGTGACGGCACCAAAGACGCACAACTCTACCACGCCACGAAACTCGGACTTCACGCCGAAAACAGGCTCGAGCAAAAGCGGCGTCACGACGAAATAAAACGTGTAGCTTACCACCTGGTGATAGACGTATGCACCGTAGCTACGCTTGCCTATGAACACCAGAACGCGGTTTTCCATCAGCTTCGCTGCGGTTGTTGCCTTGCCAATAGCCCAAAAAAATATGAGCGACGAGGCAATCATGTAAACCGGCACGTCGGCAAGTACTTTGCCAACGAAGCTACTCCGATACGCGGGTACTCCCTCGCTAATCTCTGTCAACCAAAGCAGGCAGACTGACGCGACGCCAACTACCATTATAGTTGCGAAACAGCGCGACAATTGGGGCGTGATCCGGCTCGTCGATGTGATGACGGCGATTGTTGCACCCGCAGCCAGCGAGTCCAGGTTTCCGAATGTAACGAGGACACTCGCCTGGCCGAGATCGGCATACCAGGCGAAAGCGCGCCAGCCGATTGCAACCACAAAGGCGCCACATAGCGAAAGCTTCCAGGCTTTCGGCCGGAGAAAGATGACAATCGGAGCCCAGAATACATAGAACTGCTCTTCAACCGCGAGGGACCACCAGGGGGCGGCCGGCCCATAACTTCCGATGTCGTTTCGAAGCAGCGCATTTCCAAGATTCTGCACGAAGAAGACGTGATAAATTACGTCTTCCCTCACAGCGCCATTCAATCCTATGCAGATGATAAAAACGAGCGCCAAATAGTAGATTGGCTGAATACGGAAGAAACGGCGGCCATAGAAGCCCTTAAGCAGTTGCAACCCGCCGACCTCACGCTTTCGTCCGGCTAAGTCGATGAGTATTCTCGTTATCAGAAATCCGCTGATGACGAAGAATATGAGAAGACCGCTTCTTCCCCATTCCAAGACCAGAAATGCAAGCGGCGCCCAGTGAGCCAGCAAAACCAAAAGCAGTGAGATTGCCCTGAGCCCGTCCAGGCCGCGTATGCGACCGCGCACGCTTAGCCCGAACTCTCGATTTGCAAGAGTGTCCAATGTTAAATCCCTCAGCCTCTCGGAGCGAATAGCGCAATCCTGCCGAGATTGAAAGCGGGTCCAAACGTTATCCGCGTCTTGTTCTATCGCGCGGCTCGCATTCCGATGTTCACCCCGCTAGCTTCCCTGCCCGTACATCAGCCGCGGCCTTGATCGCCTTCTTTGTCCCCAGGATCTGCGAACCAATTTGCTGCTAGGCGGCGAAGCTCGCTCTGATACATTGGCGACGTCGGCCACGAGCACGCCAGGAATGCCGATTTCGGGCGTAAGCAGTGGATGATCCTCGTCGAAAGGCACTTCCGCTTCCAAATAGGCGCGAGCCTGATCAGCCGTCTTAACATTGCCGAGCGCCTGACCAGCGTCGGCCGTGATCTATTGTAGCGCGTCGGTTTCGGCCGCCGGGTCGGATCATGGCTTTCAGCGAGGATTTCCGCCGGCAGGTCAATCACTCGAGTTCGCAGACGAACGAACCATTGACGTTTTTCATGGATCGGGCCGCACAGAAGAGACTTGCGGGAAATAGTGCAAACAATGGATATTGTGCCTCGTCGGCGAAGACGGACGCTAAATGCCGTTGTCCGGATTCTAAACTGGTGCAGCTGTACCGACAGGATTCAAGAAGAAGCTGCACCGGATGCACGACCTCGTCACCAAAAGCCGCATACAATCCGTCTGACTTACGTTCGGTATTTGACTACCTTCGCCGGCGCGCCAACGGCGATTGCGTATTCGGGGATATCACCAGTGACGACAGAATTCGCTCCGATCACAGCGCCGGACCCTATCGTGACGTTCATCAATATTTTGGCGCCCGCGCCAATCCAAACATCATCACCGATTTCGACGAAGCCGATCTCAGCCTTCTGTAGCCGAATTGGTATGTCTCGCCGCACGCCATGTCCGTGATCGATGATCTGGACATCTGAACCGATCAACACGTCATTTCCGATGGATATGCGGTTCTTGGCAGTGATGATGTTTCGGCGGCCGATGACGGTATTATTTCCAATGAAAACCTTCGGCTCAGGCATCGTGAGTTGAAAGAAGGAATAGTCTTGAATCGTGACATCGCTGCCCACCTCGAGAACTGCGTGCTTCACCATACGGAACTCGGCGCTACGCTTGACAACCAGGTTCGAGCCAGCGCGATTGAAATAGCGAATGCGCTTATAGGCGGTAACGAGGCGCTGAAGAATTCCTCCGCGATTCCGGTACGAAGCTTTGTCGGCTGCCATGATTTCCTCCGAGTCGTGGAGGTCATTAGCTCACGATCTCGCTTATTGCCAGACATCGAGCGTGCGTTTCCCCAGCAGAAGCTCCCGCCGGCGTCCATCATCCATTCCTCCCGCACGGAAAATAAAACCCGTCTGTCCAGATCCAGATATTCCCGGCAGCGCCAGCGACTTGGCGGATCTGCCGGCTCGTATTCGTCCACATATCGCTACAGCCGATTGCAAGCCCGCCGGCGACTTGGATGGATCCCATGTTGCCGCCATCGCCAGGAATGCCCGCGACAAGAATCCCCTGCGCCGGATCGTGGAGCAGTGCAGCATTAGTCGTCGCGCTCGATGTGAATTCAAACCGGAGCTTCGCCTTGACCTTCACCCCATTAGGCACCGTCAGCAAGATCAGCGCAGACGTCGTCGAGATCGAGGCATTGGCAGCATCTTTAACAGGCGTGACGAACGTATATTCGTCACGTGGATACAGAACAAACGGCCGAATGTTCGAACCTCCATCGGTCAGCACCACGCCAATGCATTTGACGATGGCATAGCCAGTGAGCAGCGTCGTGCTGATGCCGCCGATCGTTGGCGAAGTCGAGAAAACCACGTCGAAAGACAGGTCGGCCTCCTTGCGCAAGGCATATGCGAAGTATGTCGCATTTGCTGCGACGGCGCCGGCATCGAGGCCGCCCGCGCCCGTTCCGGCAGCGAATGTTCCCGTCACCCTCTTGGTGAATGACACCGCGCTGGAAACGAAACTTGAGCCTGATCTGGCCGAGCCGGAGGTAAAGTCGATATGGGTGTTCGGACTTGCTCCGTTGTTGGAAAGGACGAGGCCAACGACGAAATCGCCCACGGCCGAACTGTCGGCCTTACTCTGGATCCTGGCGGCGAGCTTGTTGGTGAAGAAGGCAGCACCGGAACAGGTGATGTTGACGCTATAGCCGTTCTTGAGGATGAGCGTGGTCGAGCCATCAACCGTCTCCGAGCCGGCGGGATCAATCGTCACGTCCCCGCCATCGGCGATGACGCAATAGCGCCAGTTTGCGCCGAGCGTTGCTGCTGCGCTGAGGGTGAGCGTCGCTGCCTGGGTGAAGCGATGAACGGCATTGTCGTCGGAGGCAAGTGCCGTGTAATCGCCTGATTTCGCGGCATAGATCGACGCTTTATCGAACGCGACGTCGACGCCGTTCTGGGTAAATCCCAGCAGCCCGCCGCCCTTCAGATAAAGGCCGGTCTGGGGATTGGTGGCGAAACCGATGCCGGGCGCCGAAACCGTGCCGCTTGCCGCTTTGAGTGGCGCGGTCATCGGTGCCGAGCCGTCGCGTGGCAGCGAATTGGTGATTTCGTTGCCGAGGTCGGTTGTCAGCGCGTTCCATGGCGCCGGGTCGATGACCTGGCCGACGGAGGGCGTTGTTCCGGCCGGTTTCGAATAGACGCCGGTTGACGGGTTCCTGGGCATTCATCGTCTCCAAAGAAAAAGACCCCGCGCGCTGCGAGGCCATTGTGGTTTTGGGGAAGGCGGTTGGGACGGGCGGCCGCATCTTGCACGGGTTTGACACGGAGGTCGGCAGCCTTGATCGGCCACCTCAAGATGGCGGACATGGCAACGCAGCCGTTTCTGCTGAGGCGGGCACTTGAATTTGTCCGTCGTTGAGGTCGGGCAAAGGCAAGAGGCGGCTCCGAAAGAGAAGTCCCTGTCTTTCCGCTTAGATTTCTAAACTACGTCCCGACTATCGTCTCTTGAACAAGAGATCGGCTCCATAGACATCCGCGCGGGTGCCAGTCACCCCACTGTTGCGGCCCTCGAACCGAGCGGCCAGATCAAATCCCATTTCGTCGGCTATTCCCGTTAACGACGCTTCTGAAATGGTCTGGTGGGGATAACGTATCTCAACGTTGTCGAATCCATCAGGAACCGGGCCAGCACCATTGTCGAAGAGCCGGGACGACTGGACGGTGAAGAGCTTCCTGTTCGAGAAGGAATTTCTTGCCAGATAGGCGTAACGAGTTGTCCTGCTCAGAGCCTCGCGCCACAATGTCTCTGGATCGGAAAGATATTGAAGTGTCCCACTGCTGTAGAACACATCGAACTCTGGCGGCAGTTGGTCGGAGAAAGATATTTCCGGCCTCAACGCCTGCGCGGCGTCCGCCATGGATTTTGTCTCTACGACCGTGAATGACCAGGCTGGGTACTGCTCTCGCAGCACGGCGCACATTTCGCCAGCGGATCCGCCGAAGTCGACGAACCGGCCGGCAGGGATATCCATGGCGGGCAGGAGATCTGCCGGTGGTTGGACACAAGACTTCTCCTCGCCAATCAACCGCCGCGATCGTTCTATCCGGAACGCTGTAAGACGCATATCCCCATACGCGGGCGCCGCCGCCGCCGCTTTGCTCCATGATTTGTACAATCTCTCACGCGTCCGCCAGTTATTCACGGCTGCAACTGCGGAGCTAGGTAGAACCTGTTTGACGAGACGCTTGAGCATGGAGGACCTGCGTTGGATTGGTGGCAAGTGACAGTCGAGGATGAAGTGATCGTCTACAGCACCAAAGGGCGCTTCGCTACCAGTAGTTTTAGCACCGCGCCATCGCGGTACCAACAAGTCTCCTATTTGCGGGACGATCACAGGCTTGTTTGTTCCGGAGCGACCACAGGCGCCCGAATCATCACGCGGGAGCGAAACGGTGGTTTCATTGCCGAGGTCGGTGGTCAGCGCGTTCCAGGGCGCGGGGTCAATGACCTGGCCGACGGAAGGTGTCGTTCCGGCGGGTTTCGAATAGACGCCGGTGGATGGGTTTCTGGGCATTTACTTTCTCCGAATAGAAAAGGCCTCGCGAATTGCGAGACCTCGAAAAGTATAGTATCGGTTGCGGCGTGCGGATCGACACCAGCCAAACAAACCTTCACGCAAAACGATCACGATCGCCGCGATCCTCGCCGCGGCAGACCTCACGAACGCGAGCTTCGAAGAAAGAATTCAATGAGGAAACTCATGTCCATGACGCTGGGCGCGCTGATGGCGACGGGCGGAGCAGCTGTCGCCGGCTACATGTTCCTGTACGCCAGCCAACCCGTCAAATTGGTCATCTGGTCGATACCGATAACCGTCATGGCACTGGGGGTTGCTATCTTGTGGGACGATATACGGGGCTAGGTTACCAGCCGCCGCCGCCGCTTCGGCTGCGAGCTCTAAGAAGCGCGCGCTTCAGGGCCTTTGCGCCGGCGTTACGCCCACCTTCGGGACCGGCTTCCGACGGCATCAGACCGCGTCTTTTTAAGGAATTCATACCGAATTCTGTCAAAGCCTCTTCGGCAGCGCCATCAAATGCCTTTTGAAGCCGGTTGCTGAAACCGCCTTCCCCGGACCCGAACCCTTCAACAGCGCCCTCTGCCATGCTCATCGTCATACCTGACGGCAACTTAAAAGCTGCGTCAGAGGCTAGCTCTCCGGCCCCTTGCAATATCGTGGAGATATAGGGATGCTGGTCGTCAAAGGCCTTATCCATCCCGCGCTGAATAGCCAGTGCGTTTTCATACCGCTCCGCAAGCGTTCCGCCCGGCAGCGGCGGAAACAACCCATCAGGCAGCATTGGGTCAAAGACGGGTGCCAGTAGTGCAGCTGTCCCGGCATTCGCTTCGTCGAGATAGGCGCCGACGTGCGTGCCGCGGGCGATAGCGCGTATGGCATTGTTGAGCGACAGATCGCCCGACTGCCCCGCGTAAGGATCAGCTCTAAGCTCGGCATATCTTCTCGGCGGGGCAGCCGGAGTTTTGTTAGGATCTGGCATTACGATCTCCTGTGGATGGTGATTGTGATAGACAACGCTTCCGGCCCTCGCGCTTAGCTCGCGAGCCGCTCATCGGATTGTGGTTTGAAGGAGTGGCATTGCCCGCTCGGCGAAAAAGTCCAGAGGCGGAAGGATGGCCGCTAGACCGCGGCTGGATGCAGGCAACCTAAAAGGCGGCGAAGGGTCATGCGCACTTACGCAGCATTGCGCTTGCCGCCGAACAGTGAGGCCAGGAAGCCGGGAGACTTCACCGACTGAGCTAAGGGCGCGCCCGTCGGCACAGCGGGAGCTTCAGTTGTAGCCGCCTTCTGTTCGTGATCCGCTTGCCTGATCGCCAACCCGCCCATCAAAGCCTGCGCCAGCCGCGCCACGCCCTGCCAGGGCGATTGTACCGGGCTCGTGTCCATGCCCTGCTGCAGCATGGCATAGGCCAGCCGCTTGCGCTGGTCGCTGACGTCGCTCTGTGTCTTGCCGGTATCGCCGCCGAAAATATACGCCATCAGCCCACCGCCCTTCCGTAATCGACGCGGTCGAACCCGTCGGCATGTTCAAACACCGCGTCGGGATGGGTCTCGCGTACATCATCGGACATCAGGCCGATCTGCATCGGGCCGCCCTCCCTGTAGCGGAAGGCGTAGACCGGCAAGCCGTTGTCGAGCCTGCCGACGCGGCTGATGTCTTCCTTCAGCCGCCGGTCGGATTTCGCCCAGCCGCCGAGCAGCGAGCCGCCAAGGCCGAAGAGACCGCCCATGGCGGCGTTCGACTGCGCGAGCTGCTGGTTGTAGAGGCCCATCTTCTGATTGAAGTTCTCGTTGATCAGCCCCGCCTGATCGACGGTCGGAAGCTGCGTGGTCGGCGTGTTGACGTAGCTCGGTTGGTGCACCTGCGAGCCGGACATCAGCGCCGAGATCTCGTTCAGCGGCTGGTTGCGCTCGGTCAGGATCGAATTCTGCGCATTCGAATACATATCGCCGAGATATTGGTCGGAGGCGGCCTGTTTGCGGGTGGAGAAATCGCGCATGGCGTTGTCGTAAGCCGCCGAGCCCATCGAGATGCCCTTGTCGGCCAGGCTCTGCTCGAGGCTCGCCTGGTCGCGGTTCCACTGGTTGTCGAAGCCGGAGCGCCAGTGATCGTTGACATATTTGTCGACATTGCCGGCGCTGAGGTCGACATTGGTGCCGAGGATGCCGGAGACCTTGCGGGTCTGGTCGTTGGCGAGCCTCGCCAGGCCGAGCTGCGTCTGCTGCGTCTGGTCGTAGATCGCCTGGTTCTCGGGCGAATAGGTCTGATAGGCGGAATAGGTTGGCAATTGGTATGTTTTGCCGTTCTGGTCGGTCATCGTCTGATAGCCGGTGACCTTGTATTCCAGCGAGCCATCCGGCGTATACTGGTTGGTGTGGCTGAGGCCCGCATTGGCGATGGCGGTGTCGACGTTGGTGGCCGTCTGTGCCGCCGCGGTTTGGGTCGGATCAGGCGCCTTGGGGGCCTTTGGCGTGGAGACCATAGGGAAAATCCTCTTTCATGATGGCGTAAAGCAGCGCGTCGCAATCGCCGAAATAGCCGTGCTGGCGGCCTTCCTGCCGGGCGCCGCATCTTTCGAGCAGCGTCTGGGCCTTGCTGTTATCGGCGCGGGTGCGGCAGGTGGCGCGGCGGCAGCCGAGCTGGTTGACGACATAGTCGTACACTGCCCGCATCAGCGTCAGCGACAGCCGGTCGGCGGCGAGCGAGATCTCGATGTCGTGCTCAGTCCAGGCGTTGAAGATGAAGCCGGCGATGATCCGGCCGCGGTCGACATGGGCAAGCGTGGTGTAGGGTGGGTGGAACTCCACGCCGATCCTGGCGCCGACCCAGGCGGCGATCTCCTCGCGCGGTTCGGAGACGATCAAATCGGCGCGCCCCTCTCATAAAGCAGCGAACCGCCGACGACGGCGGCTTCCGAGACGGAGCCTGATGAGCCCGAGATCAGCGCGCGGATGGTCGGCGCCAAGGCCGAACCCGCGCCGCCGGCGGAGGCAAATTTGCGCACCAGCGAAATGCCGGGGAATTTCGACACACCCCAGACCGCCGTTCCCCATTTCGCCGCCGCATTGTTCTCGACGGACGACAGAAGCGCTGTCGGCACCTTCGTCTGGTAGTCGACCGAAATGCCGCCATACATCAGCGTGGAAACGCCGATCTCGGCCGTCACCCCGATCAGCTTCGATAGCTTGGTCGAGAGCCCGTCGCCGAAGCGGCTCCAGGCGCCGACCATCAGCGCGTCGATCGCCGCGCCATTGTCGTTTGCCCCAACCTCGGCCTCGTATAGCGTCCCATCGGCGGCCCCGAAAAACAGCCGGTCCTGCCAGGTCGCCCAGCAGGAGGCGGGCATGCCGACGAAGCGGCACCAGGCGCCGGTCTCGGTGTTCATGACATATTGGTAGGGGCCGAAGGAGGACGGCAGGTTGACGATCGCCATCTGGCGCGCCGGGAAACTCGATAGCTGCCACTCCTCGGAGGTCGTGCCGGTCGCGGCCACCGTTTCGCGCCATGTCGGGCCGATCCGGGCGGTGATGGCGCCGAGGCTGGTCGCGCCGCGATCGAGCTGCACCGCCTTGGTGATCGGCACGATGCCGTCGGTCGTCATGATCGCGAGATCGGCGCCGACCGAGAGCAGGCATCGATCGAGCCCAAGCGGCCGGCCGAGCTTGAAGGTGCCGATCAGACCCCAGTTCGCGGCACTCGACGGATCGGATCCCTGGAAGACGATCACCTCGCCTTCCGAGGAGATCAGCACCAGGCATTGCTGCAGGCCGGTGGCAACCGGGATGGTCCAGACGTTGATCGCCACCAGCGCGCCGCCATATTTCATGTTGCCGCCGACGGGCAGAACCGTCGCCGCGCCGCTGACGGCGTCGGTGGCGAGGTACCAGACATTGGTCGAATTCTTTTCGATGAACCACAGCCGCGAGCGATAGGCGGTGACGGCGCTGAGCAGCGAGGCGTCCGGAATCCCGGTGATCATCGTCGAGGGCACATAGGGCGTGGCGGCCGAGCCCTTTTCGAGCTGCGCATTGGTGACCGTTCCCGTCGCGGTGAGGGTGAGCGTGCCGGCCGCCGGGGTGAAGGTGAGCGACACCCGGTTGCCGACGCCCGTTCCGTTCAGCGTGCCGGCGAAAGCGCCGGAGAGCGTGACGGAACCGGTGCCGAAGAAGCTCAGGGTGTATGCGGTGTTGCGGACGGCGACATTCTGAGTGGCGAGCGTTGCCGTGCCCACCAGGAAATTGTTCGTCCAGGAGCTGCCGTTGAAGATCAGCGGCGTATCGAGGCCGTTGACGAGACGCAGGAATTCCTGGCCGGCCGGGTTGGTATACTGCTGCACCGACCAGTGGGCGCTGGCGAGGCCCGAGACGACAGGCGCGCCGGCCGCCCCGCCCACGGTCACGTCGAAGATCTTGTCGCCGGCGGCGGCAAACAGCCTGTTGGTCACGCCGGAATAGGGAATGACCGTCTGCACATCGGCGCCGAGGCCGGTGGCAAAGGCGAGGAAACCGTAGCGGGCGCGCACGCGGTTGGCCTCGGGAAAGAAGTTGTCGAGCTGGAAGGCGGCATCTTCGGGCATATCGGCCATTTCGACATCGGTACGCCAGCCGCCGATCGGCGCGATCCAGTCTTTGCCTGGCGAAACGCGGCGGGTGCGGCCGTTCGAGGGAACAGGTCTGCGGGTCATGGCGTCACCGTGATCGTGCCGGGCCAGTAATTCTCGGGCGTCTCTCCCCTCGCCGGCAGCGAAAGGTCGACAGGCCCAGCGGCGCGGTCGGCGCCGATGGCGGCTTCCTTGGATCGTTCGAAAGAGGCGAGCTCCTCGCCATAATCGAGGCCCTTGGCCCGCTTCCAGCGCCAGATCAGCGAGAGTTCGAGCAGCTCTTCGGGAAAAAGCGCCGTGTCGGTGTCGTTAGCCCAGTTGGCGGCAGTGGCCGCGCCGCCGTTCACCGCCACCCAGAAACCGGAGATATAGGCGTATTCGATCGTCTCACCGGCAATATTCGGGTAGATGTCGAGCCTGCCTGCCGCCATGCGCCAGATCTGCGGCACCGGATTGGCATTGAGGATGGTGTGGCGCTGCCAGGTCTGCGGTTCCACCGGGCCGTTCAGCGCCCACAGGCGCGAGACGTTCCATATCCGCGCATTGGCGGCGAAGCGGTCCCAGTCGGCAGGCGGTTCGGCCGGCTCGGGCGCAGCACCCGTCGCCTGGAATTGCCGCCGTACCATCAGCGCCGACCAGTCATGGGCCCGCACCAGGTCGCGGCCGGCGCGGGTGGAAAGGATGCGCAGCTGCATGATCTGCGGATCCGCCGAGGACATGACGGCCGCCGGCGGATCGAGGTCGATCTCCGCGCAGACGTTCTGAATGATTGTCAGGAGCGACATGCGGGGATCTCCGGTTCGGGGCAGTTGCGGTGGGTGAATTTGCGGAGTTCGGTAGCAAATGCCACCAAACCACATTGAGAGGCGGCAGGACGCCTGCCCCAACAGCAGAATAGCTGCACGGCTCGATATTGTGGTCTTTTCGATTCCGGTCGCGATCGCTCGCCATTTCGACGCGCACGACCAGAACAAGTCATGCCAGCCTGGAAAAACAAGTTGCGATAGGCAATCCGCCTATTCTATCCTGAGGTGCTGGCAAGGAGAATCACATGCCCAGCAATCTTCCCCAAGCTCATGCGAACTTCCTGGAACGCGTCCGCAATGCGGTAGCGTCCGACAATCGACTAAGGGCCCTTCTGATCGGGGGGTCGTACATTCATGGCGGACTGGACGAGCATTCCGACCTGGACTTCGTCATCGTAGTCAATGACGAAAGCTATGCGGACGTCATGGCGACGCGGCTCGCCTTCGCCAACGCCTTGCCAGATCTTGTCAACGCGTTCACCGGCGAGCATGTCGGGGAGCCGCGCCTTCTGATATGTCTTTATGGTCCGCCGCTTCTGCACATCGACCTGAAATTTGTTCTGGTATCCGATCTCGACCACCAAATCGAGCGGCGGGCAATCCTGTTTGCCCGGGAACCGGCGGAGATCGAGGCCCGTATTCAAGCCGGGGAGGTCGCATGGCCCAACCATCCCTCGGAGTGGTTCGAAACGCGGGCCTGGATCTGGCTGCACTATGCGGCCACCAAACTTGCTCGCGGCGAACTGTACGAGGCAATCGGTATGCTCGCCTTCTTCCGCGAGCAGGTTCTGGGGCCGCTATTTTATCGCCGCGCAGGCAAAAACCAGCGGGGCGTGAGACGCCTCGAAGCGCTCGGATTGGACGAGCACGGGCGACTTGCTGCAACCATGGCCGAGAACAACCCCTCGTCCGTCCAGAGGGCCATCGAGGCATCCATCGACATCTATATGGACCTGAGGTCCGATGATCCGCCGCCGCAGCCAACAAAAGCAATGCCTGAACTTCTTCGCGACTTCATCCAGAACGTAACTTCCCGAAGCCGTGTTGAACCCCGATGACACAAGACGTGACAACTGCGCGCCGGCGTTTGTCCCTCGTGTCGCTGCTGGTGCGCGATTACGATGAGGCGATCGCCTTCTATGTCAGCAAGCTCGGTTTCCAACTCATCGAGGACACGAGGCTATCGAACGAAAAACGTTGGGTCGTTGTAAGCCCAAATGGCGGCCAGGCGTCGCTGCTCCTTGCCAAGGCCATTGGGAAACAGACCGCCGCTATCGGGCAACAGGCGGGAGGCAGGGTGTTCCTCTTCCTGGAAACGGACAACTTTGCCCGTGACCATGCTCGCTTTTTGGCAGCAGGTGTCATTTTCCGCGAGCAGCCAAGAGTGGAGGCTTACGGGACGGTTGCTGTGTTCGAGGACTTGTACGGCAACCCGTGGGACCTGATCGAACCAGCCATGTCTAACGGCTTCAAATCCGAGGCGGAAGTGGGCTGACAGCTTGCTCGTAACCGCCTTCTGAATACCGGTCCCGAATGACCGAAATGCGCCGACTGTGGGAGAAGAGGGAACCGCGGCGTCGCGGCATGTCCCTTCGCCCCGCAAGCGGGGGTCCGAAGGATGGGTCGAGACCAGTGTCTCGACCCCGGTAGGTGCCGGCAGGCGGATGAGGGGCTGCTTGCATCAGCGCTTCGTCAGGCCACCTGCCGTGCGCGGCCCCTGCCCTCGCCTTCCCTTTCGAGCGCCTCGAAGCGCAAGGCCATCTCCTTCATCTGCTCCTGCAGGCGGCTGACCTCGGCCTTCAGCCGTTCGTTTTCGGCGGCGAAGGCAGAGGCAGCGCTGGAGTTCTCGGCGGTCGCGAGATAGGCGCGGGCAGCGGCGGTCAGCTCGTTGGCGCCCATGCCGACCTTCTGCTTGGCCGTGTCGGAAAGGGCCGCCAGCTGCTCGACCGTATAGATGTTGATCGCCTCCAGCTCCTTGATCTGGCTGGGCTTCAGATAGGGCCATTGCGCAAGCGGCGTGCCGGTCAGCTGCTCGCGGGCGGCAGCGCCGTCCTTGAAGCGCCTGTAGGCGTCGACAAAGCGCTGTTTGTCGTTCTCGGTCACCTCGCGGTAGACCTCGGTGTGCTTGTCGCCGGCAATGAAGATGCGGACGAATTCCTTGTCGGCAAAGATCGGCCGGCCCTCCTTCTCGGTCAGAAAGGTCTGCTCGACCGGCTCGAGGCTGAAGGAGGCATAAATTCCGGTGTTGTCGGGCATGGTGCTTGCTCGCTGTTGATGGCGGGGAGATGTGGGCGCAGATGCGCCTGCGAAGTCGTGCGGGATGGCTGCCCTAACCTTACCGGGGTCGAGCCACGGGTCTCGACCCGTCCTTCGGACCCCCGTAAGAACGGGGAGAGGGGACGTGCCCCGCGAGACGCTGCGAGGGACACAGAGGGTGCCGGATGTCCCCTTCTCCCCGTCAAAACGGGGAGAAGGTGCCGGCAGGCGGATGAGGGGCACACCACCCATAGAAAGGTCAGCGTCTTGGTTTAGTTCACCTTCGACAGAAACGGCCGCATCAGCGTCGCCTCCAGCACACCCGTCGCGGTGATGGTGATGCCGGTGCCGTTCGCCGTCGCATTGGCCGAGAGCGTGATGCTCTGGACGACGCCGTTCGGGGAGTAGCTGACGGCCGCGATCGTCGTGCCGCCCGGAATGCCGGTGCCGGCGACGGCCGCGCCGATGAACGGACCGGAACCGGCATTGAGGCCGGAAAGGTTCGTCAGCAGGTTCGAGCCGTTGACGGTGGTTGCCATAAACGTCTGGTTGGCGGCGGCGAAGTTGACATTCGCGATCGCCTTGGTGGCGACGGTCGCCGAGGCAGGCGCACTCGCCTGCCCCGCCGTGGTGGTGGTTTCGGCAACGACGAGAGCCGCCGCTGCGGTCGCCACCTGGGCCGGCGCCTGGCCGTTGCGCTGCAGCCAGATGTAGTAGGTTCCGGGTGCGAGCGTGATAGCGCCGACCGGGCCGCCGGTCAGCGTCGGCGGCTGGGCGGCGCCGGAAAAGACGCCGCAGCGCTGGCCGACGACGGCGGCGGCCGTGGTCAGCAGCGAAGCGACATAATCCTTGGTCCACTGGAACCACTGGCCGGGCTGCAGGGTCGTCTGCGAGGCGAGCACCAGCTGGCAATAGACCCATTCGGATTCGCGGTCGCCGCCGGCAACCGCGCCGAGGGCGAAGTTCGGCCCCGGAATGCCGGAGCCGGCGACGATCGGGCCTTCGACGACGAACGGGTTCGCGCCAAGACGATCGGTCTGGGAAATTGCGATGGTCATGGAGTTGATCCTTTCGTTCGATCAGGCGAACAGCACGCCCTGCAGGAAGGCGTTGTTCATGGTGAGGTTGCCGGCGAAGCCCATCAGCTGCACGAAGGCGTCCTGGTTGGTGTTCATGCGCTCGTCGCCGATCGGCGCCATGTCGCGGTCGCGGTGCGGGCGGTAGAACAGGTATTTGGTGTTCAGGAAGAACATCTGGTTCGAAGGCGCGCCGCCGCCGAAGCCGCCGTCGAAGATCACGTCGGCGCCCATATATTGCAGCGATTGGAAGCCGGCCATGCCCTTGTCCGCCGAGGTGATGCGCTGGATCGCCTGCAGCGATTCCCAATAGAGGCGGAAGAAGTTGTTGTCGGCGACGACGAGGTCGGGCGCATCGGAGCCACGCACGCAGGACATGTAGAGCCGGTTCATGTAGCTCTGGATGTTGGCGTTGGTGGCGGCCGCGCCGCCATCGGCCGAGGCCGAGAATTTCTGGTTGCGCCAGAAACCCCAGGTGGCGCGCGAGATGCCGCCGACCGTGCCAGAGGTCGGTGAGGTCGAGATCAAGAGCTGCAGACCGCCGATCTGCCGCCCGCCATCGGCCGTGCCGTCGGAATAGCAGTCGAGCGCGATGTTGTTCTTCAGCGTCGTCTCGGCGTTCTCGATGCGCTGCTCGAGCAGATCGAGGATCGCATCCTCGCCGGAGTTCTGCAGCTGTTCGAGGCCGGACATGGAGACGGCGACCGCGGCCTGCTTCAGGTCGTATTCGGCAGCGGTAATGACGTCGGAGGGCTGGACGTTGAGGATGTCATAGCCGGAATAGCGCTTGAACGTGCTGTTTTCCTGGTACTGCAGTTCCTGGACGATGGTGCGGCCGCCGGAGACGGGCTTCTTGCGGCCGCGGCTGTTGAGACGGGTGAGAAGACCGTTGTTCTTCGTCACGTCGTCGGCGACCGTGCCGCTGCGGTTGCGCAGCGTCGTGGTCACGATTTCAGAGAGATTGGGCGAAATGGGCATTGATCATTCCTTTGATCAGACTTGACCGCGCGAAAAGCGCATGGCGTCGCGCAGCGAGTCTCGGATGGAGGTGGGCTGGCCTCTTGCCGTGTCTCGGGTCGGGCCCGGAGCGGAAGATCCAGAGATGGATCGCGAGGCGCGGCGGGCTTGATTTGCCGCTGCGGCCCTCTGGGCTTGCTGCTGGTGGACGGGAGCCGGCGCAGTCTGGCTGATCAACTGCTGGCGAATGTCCGGGCGCATCCAGCATGCGGCGTCGTAGGCGTCCTGAAGCGTCGATGCCCGCCCTGCATTGATAAGGGCGACCATGTCGTCGAGAACGTCTTCGGCATGCGCATTGGCCGGATCGGAAAGAAAGGCATCGACCTGAGTTTCGGTGTCCCTCTTCCTCAGAACATGTTCGACCGTGGCCTCGACATTGATCGGCCCGGTTTGGAGTTGGGGCTGCGGCCCTGCCTGCGCGCCGCGCTGCAGTGTCTCTCCCGCCTGACCCTTGACCAGGGCGTGCAGATTGACGCCTGCCACCTTGGCGACGTGAAGCACGGTGTTGACGGGATCGCGGATCAGCGCGTTTTCCCATTCGATCGCCCGTCGCATGACATCGGCATGGGTCATGCCGGCCTGGCGGACGATCGGGGTGAATTCCTCGAGCCCCTTGTAATCCTGCAGCACGCGGAAGCCGCGATCGACCTCCTGCTCGCGCTTGACGATCGCCGCCTGCACCTCGTTCGGCAGGCTTGAAAATCGCGCCTTAGCCTCCGCCGACCAGCCGGGCGGCACCCGGTTACCGGTGACGGCGGGCTGCTGGCGGCTGTCGATCTCGCCGGTCTGCTGCGCCGCCTGAGCCCCGAAGGGCGCCTGCCCTGTCCTGGCGGCAGCGGTCTGCTCCTGCCCCTTGGCCAGGAAGCGGCCGCTTTCGCCGTCACGCGGCTGGCCCGGCAGATCGCCCGGCCCGCCTTCGACGGTGTCGATCGCCGCCTTCAGGCTGTCGCGGATGCTGACAGGCTGCTCGGCCCCGCCAAAATCTTCGCTGCCGTTGCCGGCCTCGTTGAGGTCTTCCATATCCATCTTGGGGATTTCCTATGTCGGGGATTGATGCCCGTTTCAGGCGTTGTATTCGGCGTAGACCCGCCGCAATTCGTTGCGGATCGCCTTTCGATCCGCCTTCGGCTTCTCGATCGGCCGCGGCGCCTCATTGCCGATCTCGACCACGCCGGCCGCCCGGTAGGCGGAGCGCAGCTTGGCTTTGGAGGTGTAGTGCCGGCCGTCATGCATCGACTGGATCTCGATCGTGTCGCTGACGAAATGCGGCGCCGGCAGGTCCGACTGGGCGAGGTTTTTCACCGGCATGCAGTTGTGCGGCCATGCGTCGAGCGGGTGCCAGCCGCCGCAGACGCGGCAATAACGTTCTCTCATCTCTTCCCCTCGAACCTATTGATAGGCCGGCTGCGCCTGGAACTGCTGCAGCGCCTGCGCCGCCGCCTCGCCGCGCGCCTGCTCCAGCGTGGCGCGATGTTCGATCTCGGCTTGCGCGACGCCGAGTTCGGCCTTGCGCTGTTCGGCGCCCGCCTTCACTTCAGCCGTCTTCAGCTTGAGCATCTCGGCGGGCGAAGGCTGTCGCTCCGGTTTCGGCGCGCGGGCTGCCTCGGAGAGCTGCGCCCCCACCTGCTCCAGCATGCTTTCGAGCTGACGGCCGGCGCGGAAGCCGCGGGCGGCAAAGAGCAGCGTTTCGACCATGACCGGCACCAACAGCGGGTTCTGCTGCGCCATGGCGCCGGCCTGCTGCATGAAGCCGCCGACCATCTGGACGAATTCCATGCGGCGCTGCTTTTCGCCGTCCTCATCAGGTTCGATCGTCGAATCCGTTTCGATGTCGATCTGGAAGCCGCGAATGCTGTCGTTGCGGAGCAACTGCACCACCTCGTCGATGCTGGGCTGCGCCATCATCTGCTGCAGCTGCGGCGGCAATTCGGGGGGCGCCTGGGCGGGCTGGCCCATCTGCTGCGCCCGCATCGCCGCCTGCTGGGCCGCCATCTGCATCTGCTGCATCTGCATCTCGACCTGCTGCTTCTCGGCCATCGTCGGAAGTCTGATGCCGCTCACCAGCATCAGCGTTTCCGGCTGGAATTGATCGCAGATAATTTCGCCGGCGAGGCGGATGATGTCGCGGGCGAAACGGGCAAGCTCCGCCTGGCGGTCGCGGATGCGGATCGAGCCCCACTGGCTCTTGATGCGCTGCGCGGTCGCCGTCTCCGAGGCCTGGGTATCGCCGCGCACGATGTCCGATATTCCGGTGATCTGGTAGACGTCCTCGATCAGTTGCTTGCGCGCCGCCATGCAGGCGACGATCACATTCTGCACCTCGTCGATCGGCAGCGTCACAACAGCCTTCGAGCCGCCCTTGTCGGTGAAAGCCGCCCATTCCGGGATCGGCACCATCACCATGTCGTTTTCAGGCCGCATCGCCTTCTCGATCGCCGGCGAGATCGCGCCGTCGCCGGAGGGGTAGAAGACCTTCAGCCGCAGCTGGTCGGTCAGCTTGTTGATGCGCCTGGTCAGAAGGTCGATCTCGTCGCATTGCTGCTGGTAATAGACATAATCGGGAACCGGGACCAGCGAGCTCGTCGACATGGTGCCGTAGGCCGGGCGCGGGCAAGGCCAGAAATGCGTCAGCTCCAGCGGCGGCTCGGAGACCTCAAGCGCCACGGGCGAACCGTCGGCGATCCAGACGGTATAGTTCTCGCTCTTGCACCAGATCTCCCAGACATGGGTCTTGCCTTCGTTCTCGGCGCGCTCGGCCTGGCTTTCGCCCTTGCCGCTGCCGGCAGCCTGCGCCGCCCCCGACACCATGGCCTCACGGCCAAAACGCTTTTCCATTTCCTCGTCGGTCATCGGCACGCGCCGCGCCACCCAGGTCACATCCTTCCAGCGGCGTGCCGGCGAATGCAGGAAATCCGACCAGTGGACATAATCGATGCAGACGCGCTCGTCGGCGATCGTTTCGAGGGTGGTGCCGGCCATCTCTCCGGAGAAGCCAGCGGCCGGCGGGTCCGACGGCGCGACATCCATGTCGAGCGGTTCGAAATCGGCCTCGTAGCGCAGCCACACCGTGCCGCGGGCGCAGAGCAGGAAATCGTCGCGCACCGCCCGCAGGATCGAATCGAGATCCGCCTCGTCGCCTGTGTAAGCGAGATTGCGTTCGACGATTTCGGAAGCGATGCGCGCCATGGGCTGGGCGTCCTTGAAGCGACGCTCGACGACCGGCTGCGGCACGCGGGCATAGACGGCCGGCTGCAGCACCGCGGTATTGGCCCAGAGCATGGGAAAGTGGCGCTTGGCCGCGCTCGTCTGGTCCGACTGCTGGTCGAGATAGATCTTCTCGATCTTGACGCAGCGGTCGTGCCAGGACTTGAAGTAGCGCTGGGCGCGTTCGAGCTCCTGCTGCCAATGGGCGCCGACCTTTGCCGGATCCCAACGCTGCCCGCCTTCCAAAGCCGTTGTCTCGTCTTCCATCAAACACGCTCGCTACGTCTAGGGGTGGAGTCGGCAAATTCGTTGAATGTCATCGTCTGGAATGTCGGCGGCGGCTTACGCTCGGGCTTCAGCGGTTCCGGCGCCAATCCGGTGAAGATGATCGCCAGCCCGCCGAAAGCATCGGCGCCGTGCGAGGCCCAGTTGTGCAGCGGCTCGTCGCGGAAGACGCCGAGATCCTCGTCCCAGTCCTTGCGATAGTTGCGCAGGCATTTGATGCCGTCGGCGCAGCCGGCCTGGTCGAACTCGACCTTTGCCAGGATGCGCCGCGTGCCGTTGATGCGGTCGTGGACATAGGCGCGCTCGACCTTGCGGACCGTGCCGAGACCGCGGGCCTTGACCTCTCTCAGCATGATTTCGATGCGGGTCATGCCGCCGCGCGTCCATTCCCTGACCTTGATGTCGTGCGGCATGTTATGGACGCCGTAGACATAACCATGTTCGCCCGCCCGCCGGTCCAACTCGTCGAGCATGCCGTCCATGCCGGTGCCGGTATGCTCGAAATAGCCGATCATCCTCACGCGGCCGGGCAGCACCTGGAACAGCCAGACGCTGTTGGTATCATCCATGCCGATGTCGGAGATGGTGTGGACCGGGTAGCCTTCGACATGCGGGAAGACACCGATACGCTCCTCGGCGTCGGCCACCGCCATCTGGTCGGCATAATAGGCGCCTTCGACGCTTGCCTCGAAAGCTTCATCAGGCGTCGAGGGATATTCGCGCTTCATGTCTCCGAGCTGGGTTTCGGCCTTTTTGACATACCAGGCCTTCTGGCCGGCCGTCAGCTCAATCCCCTGTTCTGCGAGCTGGCCGAAATATTTCACGAAGGCGTCGCTGATGATGACGCCCTCGGGCGCGATCGAATATTGCGGCTCCTTCCACCAGGGAAAGAAGTGGAATTTGAAGTCGAGCTCGGTCAGGACAAGCGCCTGGCGCTGCTTGATCTGGGCATCCTCGCAGAGCGAATAGAAATGCCCCTCCTGGCCTTCCGCCGTGCTTTCGACGAAGACCAGCTGGCCGGCCTGCACCGTATTCAACGCGCCGGTCCGGACTTCCCGCGCCTTGTCGGGATATTTGGCGCAGAGCTTTCCATATTCGGAGATGTGCAGATATTGCAGCGTGCCCGAGCGCAGCGACGTACCGACGCGGATGCTCGAATTATTGGCAAGCAGCAATTCGCTCTGGTTGGTCCTGACAACAGGCACGGCGTTGCGGATGCCTTCCGGCAGGTTGTCATAGGGATATTTGATCTTGTCTCGGAAGATCGTCTGCACGTCGCCGAGCGTATGGGCGATGGTGCCGGCTCTTATATCCCGGTTGAAGACGCAGGCATCGAGCATGAAGATCTGGATGAAGGTGGTCAGCCCCAGCTGGCGGGCCTTCAGCAGCACGTTGAGATAATGCATGTCCTCGAAGAAGGTCATCTGCGTCCAGTTCATTTCGAACCTGACGCGTTTGCCCGCCTTGTCGGTGATCCAGTAGAGATTGTTCAGCCGCCAGCGCCAGTCGGAAAACCGGTCAATCGCCGTTTGGAAGTCCGCGGGTTTTGCCATTGACCGCCTCCAGCAATTGCGAGACTTCGCCGGTCGCGCCCTGTTCGGCCTCGACCTTGGCGCCGTATTTCTTCGGCCGCAGCTTCTCGGCGACCCATTGGCGGGTGGCGATGCGCAGCTGCGAGCGCCGGATTGCCTCGCCGTTCTCCTGCCAGCCGGTGGTCTCGCCGCTGGCATTCTTCTTTTCGATCCAGTCGTCGCTGCTGTTGTCGGCGATCTCGACCATCTCGTCCACGAAGCTGTCGGCCATGATCTCGCGTGCCAGCGCATATCGCGCCCGAAACGCCGCCTTGTCCTCGTCCGCCAACCAGGAAAGCACCGTCGATTTCGCCGGCATATCCTCGTCCCGGCAGATCGAGCGCAGGCTTTCCCTGTCGGCGATGCGCGCGCAGATCTTCTCGGCCAGCGCCTGGCTGAACTTGGTCGGACTGCCCATCGGTCCGCGTCTGAGGCTCAGAACAAGGCAATGATGTTGGCGGCCGTGGTCCCGGTCAGCGCCACGATCGCGGCATGAACCGGCAGGATCGTCCCGGCCGGCACGCTCTTGAAAATCACCGGATCCACATCCCGCCGCGAAGCAATCGCCACATCGCCGGCCGTGCCGATATAGAGCGCACGCGCCCCGACAATGGCGGTATCGTTCGGCGTCACCACAGCGGCCCGCGAGGCCGGAGCAATCGAAGGGTCCAT